CCTGCAGCTCCATCATAAAATGTATTTCTTGGCATAATCTCTCCCTATAATAACGGTGTGCTAAATTGTGCAGAAAACGAACCACCTTTCATACTAGCCCTAATTTCTTTTTGATTTAATGAATTAACTTTATTGGTTGTTAGTTCATTAAATTTCTGTTCCATTTCTACATCGCCTAAGAATGTAGCTCCTACTGTACAAGCAGCATAAAGAATTGTTTCAAATTCAGTTCCTAGAATCCAAGGAATAGTTTCTATATATACTGTTCCAGTTCCAGAGCCAGCACCACTTGCTTTAAATATAACACCAGCTGTATTAGCGTGTGTAGGTCCATCTGTAAATGAATTAAAATTTGTATTGCCTGCAGTAGCAATTGTATAATATTTGCCTGCGACAAGAGTACTTGCAGCTGTTGCCGTAGAAGAATAAGTTCCTACTGAATCATCTGCTTTGTAATACTTTAAAGTATATTCTCCTGCAGCACTTTGATCTCCAGCTGAATCAGTTAAGAGATAATTACCTAACTCTCTAGTATAAGCATATTTCATTTTATTGTTACTAAAAACCTTAGAGTCAACTCTACTAAGAATAACATCATCATCTTTATCGGAATCTGTCCAAGTTCCTGAAGCAGCTTCACATAAAGCACGAGTTGTATTAGTTGATGGTGCTACTGAACAAGTTCCACCCTGAACAAATTTTAATTCTATAGGCTCTATGAGTCCTGCTGGAATTGTTATACTTGAGTTCGCAGCCACAACTGAAAATCCATTTAAGGCTTCTAATGGGGGAACTCTAAGTTCTTCATAAAGTCTTGCCTCGCCTATAGATATAAAGTCGTCTAGTTGGGCGTCAGTTAAGTCTGACCTATTCAGCCAGTCAGCTACTCCTGTTCTTAAAGTAACTTGGTCAATAATAGCCATCTAAATCTCCTAGTGATACATTAAATGAGGATAGTCTCTTTTAATAATTGATTTAACCTTTTTAAGGGCGTCTCTGTCTGTTTGGTTGCTATGGATGTTTATGCCATATTTAGACATAAGCTCCAATGAAACCGAATCCGGTATATTACAAAATGGTCTAAACCCGTGAGAGAAACTATTTCTAGAACTTTCCATTGCTCTCATTTCTTTAGCCCATTCTAAGTGAGTAGACACATCTTGTGTCACTTCTCTAAAGCCATCGTCTTTGGCTTTTGTTATCCTCATAGTATTTGTTAAGTCATATTCAAGGTCTTTGAAATCCTTTGACATTTTAATCTCCTTATAAAATATAACCCCCATAGATTTCTCTATAGGGGTTAAGAACTGCTTTTACACAGTAGTGTTGACAATTATTCCATTGCCTTCTGGGTTCTTAGCTTCAAAAGTAAGTTCTTGAACCATGTAAGAACGCAAAGCATCTCCAGCTTCGTTTATATCACGGAAGTGAGTTGGACGAAGTGAAGCCATAGCTAGATATGAAGGATCATATATCATGATCTCGCTTGCAGCCATGATGTAATTATGCTTAATCTCAACATCACCAAAGTCAGACTCATACAAGTCTATTGACTGGCGAAGCTTTCCTCTCTCATCAATATTACGTCTGACGTTTGTACCTGTGCCAGCGTTAATAAGAGTAGAGAAGGCAACTTTTTGTGTTGTTGACATCATCACAATTGAAGGAGCAGCCGTAGTTACACCATTAGTTAGGCGTAATACTTCGTTGATATCAGCTAATGTTACTGCAGCAGCTGCACCAGTAGTCCACGTAGGGACATCTGATCCATTACCTGCAGCCTTAGTTAAAGTACCAGCTCCAGCGTTTACACAAGCCGATTGTGTATAAGACTTGTATGCGCCCATGAGCCTTGCTCCAGCTTGGATATTACCCGATGCAGAGGCAGATGCAGTTCTTACCTGCGAACCTACCATTGTCTTTTCAATGTCACGCTGCATTTCCTTACCACGCTTTTCAGTTTGGTATTTAAATTCAGACTTGCGACCTGCTTTGTCTACCGCTTCAAGAGTACCAGACACATTAATACCTTTAGTAAAAATCTGTGTGATATTTGTAAGGCGAGTCATAACAGGCGAAGTGCTCACTGCGTAGTCAGACGCTTCCGCTGCAGCCTGCGTTGCAGGAGTTTGTAGAGTGTCTGTTGTCCATTCGTGAGTAGTCGCTGTTGCTTTTGACTTTCCAATTGAAGAGATGAACGGGGTCATATCTCGAGAGATGTTAGAAATCCAGTTTGCCAAATCCTCTCTCTGAGATATCGCATTACTGGTCGTAAAGTTTGTAGCCATTACTATTTTCCTATATTACATAGAGAGCTGTTACTCGAACAATGAATCAATTGCATTATCGAAAAGAAGTGCTTCATCTTTCGATGTTGCTTTTCCTTTCTTGGTTCTTGCTCGAGCTTCATCAACTCTATTGGATTTTTTAGTTTTAGCAGTACTAGGTTTTTTAGTAGGCACTCTTTTAACTGGAGTTTTCTTCCTTTTAGCTGTACCTTTGTCAGAGTTTTCGGATAGTCGTCTAAACTTATCAATAGCATTCACCATAGCTGGGTCGGTCATTGTATCAACCACTCTCTCATCCAAACCAATGCTTAATGCAAAGGCTCGATTCGATAAAGCAACTTCCTCCGACCAATCTGGTATCAAGTCTTTAACCACTGAATTAAAGTGTTCAACTCGTTTTCCAAATTGCTCTTGTTGTTGTTGCCCCAATTGTTGTGACATGCCTTGTAATAAATTATTACGACTAGCTTGTCTTGAAGAATATTCCTCTTTAGCTTTGCTAAGCTTATTGTTAAGTTTGCTGGCTTGATAGTCGTCTTCTTCAAATGCTTTGTCTACTTGGTCTTGAAGATGTTTTAAAACACTTTGGTCTTTTGCATCTTCTCGTTGAAGTAACTCTGCATTCACTCTTGCATAAATTTCAGCTTGTTCTCTAGTTTGTTCAAGAACCTTTGCCTGTTCTGCTAGCTCATCCCCTTTCTTTGACTGGCTCTGCTTTGTCTGATAGTTTGCGACAAGTTCTTCCATGGATACTTCAGATTGTTCACCATCAACCTTGATGGGAACTCTAAAGTTCATATCAATCTCATCTAATTCATTTGATTCAGATTCTTGGGTAGCGTCCTCGGACTCATCCTCCTCTTCCTCTCCTTCATCTGTGCTATCATCCTCTACTTCGTCAACTTCATCAGCGTCCTCGTCAGTGTGTGGATCATCACTTTCGAGTTCTTCTGTCGCTTCGTCACTCTCTTGGGTAGCTATATCAGGTTCATAACCTAATATATCATCCGCCAAAGCATCGAAATCGAAATCAGTAACGTCCGACTCATCCGTATGGGTAGCTTCGTTATTTGTTTCTGACATTTTATCTCCTATAAAATAAGAGAGTTTATTACAACTCTCTGTCATCAATCATCATAAAGGTTTGTAATAAAACCTCTTATTTTTTCTTGCTTTTAACTACTTTTAATGTAGGTATAGCTGCAAGTAGCTTTTCTAGATTAACTCTTGCTGTAAGCATATTGTTCATATCAAAAGCAGCGCCATGAATATTTCTTCCAGTGCCTATTACTTTTATAATCGCCTCTATACCTACATTAAGTTTTTCTAAAGCTAGTTTTAATACTGCTTCATCATTCATCATTCATCTCCTGAACTATTTTTTTCTTGTTGGACTTTATTGTCCTTTGCGATAATAGCTTTATCTATATTATTCATTACCGCACCCTGACTTATAGCTAACTTATAAATAAACTCTCTACGTTCTGTTTCAAAGTGTTTAGTGCTTAACCACTCTTGAAAAAGATTATTGAGTATATCTTCAGTTACCATTGTCATAGTATCTTTTATCTCAGCACACTGATAGCCTTTATTCAAAACTCTCTGTGCGTCATCATATGGCGATACTTTTTTTGGTTTACCACTATCCCCAACTTTATAAGCTGGTTGTCTTTTATAATTACTCATCAGTCATCTCACATGTTTTCATATTGATCTATAGATATATGTTCAAACCCAAGAGTTTGTAATATACCTAAAGTTTTTAAAGCAGCTGAAGAGCTTTCAATAATTTTTATATCTTCGCTTTCAATTGCTAATTCTGCTATTCTATCAATAGCCTCCGCTATTAACATTGTTCGGTTGTCCATTCGGCATTCCTTGTTGTTGCATCATTTGCTCTTGTTGAGCTTGTAACTCTGCTTCCATTTCTTCCTGTTCTTCTGTATCTTGATATAATGATAAGAAGTCTGCTGGAATTTTTTGTGGAATTTGAGCTCCATCTTTCTGAGCTTTAACTGCAAGTTCTGCCCACTCTCTATTAGAGTCATCATTCGCTGTTAACAATTGACGCTTATTGTCAATCTTCTTATTATCAGCTTCAGCTTTAATTAAACTAATATTGGCTTCTTTTGTTGCAAGGTCTAATTGTACAGACGCTTTCTCAGCCAAACGTATTTCCTCTCTATCCTGTTCTTTTTTCTGCTGGTCTTCTTGTTGAGCCTGCTGAAACTCTGGTGTAGCTGGATCATTTAAGAATCTAGTAGGGTCCATTCCCATGTTTTTCAATATATCTAAAGCTAGATTATAAGAAGACATAGGATTTATATAAGCTTCCGATGTTGGAGTTTGTGCCATCTGTGGAAGCAATTGAGTTAATTGTAATAATTTTTCGCCCAAAGATTGATTAGAATTTTCTCCAATATTTGCTTGAATATCTAAGTCCATATTTCCCGGCATTGTTTGTAGTTCTTCAGGAGATAAAGATGCGTAGCCTTGGTCTGTTTTATACACAGTAGGATTCTTAAGATTGTTTTTCATTTCTCTTAAAACACCACGACATAAATCTTTAATACCAGTCTCTACAAATCTACGGGCAATATGCTCGATTCTTATTTGAGCAGCATTCTGAGCTCCTGTCATTTTCTGTTCTGAGTTTCCTGATACATATAATGTATCATTCAGTCCCATTGCAGTTTTACTAAGCCCAGTAGATTGCTCTTTCTGTAGCCCCAGGAATTCTAACATAGCACTAGTACCAGTACTCATTGGCTCTGGCTGGAGTTGTTGTACTGCAGCAGCAGGATTTCCATTTGTAGGAATAATCTGTTTTGGTACTGGATTCTGTAAAGCTTGGAAGTCCACTACATTAGGATCAGCTAGTGTTCTACCATAGTTGCCAAAGTACACGTTCTCTACAAATCCTCTAAGGATTGCTGTAGTTGCTTGTGTCTGTGGGCGAGCCATATCAAGAAGAGATAGTCCGTAAAACTCATGTGGAATTTCTATTGGGTTTAATACTGCCACAGGAACATATGCCACATCATCTTCTTCTAAGATTGTGTTTCCAGCCTTAATAACATGTTTAAGTTCTGCAATGCCATCACCATCTCTATCTGTTCTAATCCAGCATTCAATGACTGTAATGCTGATATTCGCTTCGTCTTCATCGTCATCATTGTTAGTTAACCAGTTTGTAATGCCAGCAGCATCTTTTCTAGCAAATGATTCATAAGACCAATCAGAACTTCTAACAGTTGCCTCTTCACCAATTTCACTGAAGTCTATATCAAGATCAGACCATGTTCGTCTAACATCAGAACGAGTCATTTCAGTAACGATACCAACAAAGGTTGCATCAGTAATTGATATAGCAGACCTATTTATAAGAAAAGATTCTGGTGCAATATTGTTAAGCTTTACTCCAGACTTGT